CCCCGTGCTGGCGGGGCTGTTCCAATTTCAATCATGTCGCGCCAGCCTCCGCTCGGCCCACAGCACGGCCGCGAACAGCAGCAGGAATAGAGACAGGGAAACGAGTTTGAGCACGCTCATATCATGGTCCCCATGTTCCGAAGGCTCCATATTTGTTCGTGAAATAGGTATGCAACAATTGACGACTACCGGAGGTGATGGCATTTGTATAAAGCACAAACTCAGCTATTCCGCCGCGTAAATAGCTATTTGCAATTGCGGTTGGATTTAGCAGAGTGCCAAAGGACAGGCCGCGCAGTGAGTTGGTCATTGACGCCGTGATATTGGTAACGGCAACTATCCCGTTCGTCCAAACGGCGGACAAACCGGCGTTGGCGTCTATCTCGAACAGATACCAACTATGAGCCAAATTCGTCGGCGCGGTGAAATGTCCAGACAGCCCCCGATTTTCGTAATACAACGTATTCGATGACGAACCGATCCCCTTAAATAAAATGAAGTCGTTGGTAAATGCAGCGCCTCCGCGATCATTTGCGGCAAAAAAGGTATTGATATACGAGGTATCAGTTTCGGTATAGGCGATGACAAAGATATAAAGGGGCTGCGGCAGGTATGTTTCCGCCGAATTAAACAGGTAATTCGACGCGCCGAAATAGACCCACGGCTTTCCGCCAATACTGGTGGAGTTTGTATATGATGGGCTATTTGCCGCCGCGTTCGTCAGCGCGAAGGAGCCTACCGATGTTTGCCAGCTTGAAATTACCTGCCCGTTAGTGGCCATGATTGCGCTCGCGTTATACCACAGCACGATATTGCTAACGGAGGCCGGAGTAAAGCTCGCGCCGCCCGCCCCGCCCCACAGCGCAAACCCGTCCATCTGCGCGTGCGCGTTGCAGGCCAGCAGGATCAGGATGGCGGCGAGTCGCTTCATTTGGCGATGCTCCAATAGACGTTGGTCTGACTGTCCGTGACGATGTTCCAGATGTTCGTGCCCGTCGCTGTGTAGGTGTTGGTCGTCACCGCGCCGAGGTATTGATTTTCCGCCGCGATAGCCGGCAGCGTTATAGGGACGCCGTTGGTCGAGTACACCACAACCAGTGCAGATAGGTTGGCGCTCAGGCCGGTGACGGTCACAATGGCGGCGTTGGTAAAGACGCGCTCTATCCGTGCGGCGAGAGAGAGGTCGAGGTTCGTGGCCGAGCTGATCGCGGTTGGCGTGATGTGCAGCGCCCCTTGCACGGTCAGGTTGGTCACGGTCGGGCTGTTGGTCGGCGCGGCGGCGAGCAGGGTTGCGTTGTTGGTCTGCACGAGATTCGCCGGCCAGTTGGTGAGCGCGTTCGCACTGCCGTTGGTGGGCACGTTGCCGTCGGCGGTGCCGTGTATTGTTCCGGTAACTAATAGCGATCCATCAATTTCCGCTGGACCAATAGCGTAAAGAGCGCGTGTAGCAGTGCTGAGATAAACTGTATTTGTTCCCGGTCCTACGAATCTTCCGGCAAACGGCTCGTTGGTATTGTTAAACTCGGCAGAATATGTGCCCAATAAGGCTCCGATGTTAACTGTGCCTCTAACATCCCCCCATTCGTGCTCAGCGCCCCCACCTGCTCCGCCGTGATGCCGGTCAGGCCGGAGCCGGAGCCGTTGGTCAGAACATAGCCCTCCAGCGCCGCGGCGAGGGTGCCGGTGCTGACGAGGTAGGAATCGTTGGTGCCGCTGTAGAGCACCAGTTGCCCGCCAGCGATGGAAATGCTTCCTTGCCCCAGCGGGGCGTTGGTGAGGGCGACGCTGCCGTTGGTCACGCTGGCCTGAACCATGGTCAGGGCCTGGCTGGCGACGAGCTGGGCATTGGTGCTCTGGCCGTCCGCCGTTGTGGCCAGGGCGCTCGCGCCATTCGCCACGCTGACCGCGCTCGCGGCACTGGCCGTCGCCGCGCCGGCCACCGCGACCGCCCCCGTGGCCAGGCTGTAGAGGTTGGTGTTGCCCGTGACCGCGTTCGTCACCACCCCCAGCAGGGCCGCGGTGTTGGTCATGCCGGACACCGACGTTGCCAACGCCAGCGCCGCATTCGCCGTGTCGGCAATGCCCTCCGCCGTGCTCTGCGCCGCCGCGGCCGTCGTCGTTGCAGCGCCGGCCAGCCCCACCGCCAGTGCCGCGGTCGTCGTCGCCGCCGCCGCCGTGCTCACCGCCGCCGCGGCCGTGGTCGTCGCGCTGGCCGCCGTGTTGGTCACAGAATCAATGGCCGCTTGCAGATTGGTAGCGGTCCCCAGCGCCGTGCCCGCCGCCGCCGCCGCCTGGGCCGCCGTATTCGTTGCCCCTGCGGCCATCGCCGCGATGTTCGTCAGCGCGGCTTGAAAGGCGGTCAGGTCATTGGTCCCGGCGGCTGTCGGCGTATTGGTCGAAACCGGGTTGTTGAGAATCGGCAGCACGCCCGTCGCCAGCAGCTTTTCCGCCACCTGGTCCCATACGCTCACGTAGAACTGCCGGCTCACGCCCGGCGGCAGTTCGGCGAAGAAGTCAACGAGTTCCGTCGTATTCAGGCTCAACAACCCCGTGGCGCCATTGGTGCCCGCCGCGGCAAAGTAGTCGCACCGCGCGTAGATGCTCTTGTCGCGGTCGGTCAGGATCAGTTGCAGGTTGCCTGCGGTGCTCGGCGCCGTGTTGGTCAGCGTCACCGTCACGCTCTCCCGGACCGCCACGGAGTTTGTCACCGTCAGCGTTTTATCGCTCTGGTCCAGCGTCACCAGCAAGTCCGCCGGCGCGCTGCACGCCAGGACCATCCACACCGCCAGCCAACCCAGCGCCTGTTTCATCGTCCCGCTCCCCGCTTCCCGCTCGCCGCTTTCGCCTCAGAAAAAATTCGCCGGCCGCATCACCAGCGCGCCCTGCCGCCGACCGCCGTCCTGGTCGCGCGCGCCCAGGGCGACCGCGTTATTGAACTTGTTTTCCTCCAGCCCGCCCTTGCCCGGGTTGGTCCACGCTTTTTTGTCCATCAGATAGAGCGCCGCCAGCGCCCCCGCCACCAGCGCGTCGGCCGTCTGGTTCAGCAGTTGGGACGGCGGATCCTCCGTGCTGTCCGTTTCCGGCACCAGCACCTGCTCGACAATCAGCGCGTTCGCCCGGTCGGCGCTGACCGGCGCCCACTCAAACACCAGCACCAATCTGTCCTCGTCCCGTTCGACGTGCCACGCATCCGGCGGCAGCGGCGCGCCGCGGGTGCTGTTGGTCACGTCGGATTCGCTCAGCACCCATACGCGCCCCGCGCGCCGGACCTCCGCCGCGTAGCTGCCCGGCTTGAGGTTGTATCGCTTCGTGTTCGCGGTGAGGTTGTAGGTAATCTCCTGGCGCCAGCCGGCCGTCTCCTCGCACCAACGCCGCCAGGCCCGCCGCAGTTCCAATAACTGCAAAGCCATCGGGCAGTTCCGCAGCCCGATGGCTGTCCGCGGCCACAGGTCTTTCAACGTATTCAACATGGCCCGCTCCCCTGCACTGCCGGCCAGGCCCGGCGGACGTGTGACGGGCAATCACGCCTCGTCCGCCGGGCCGGCCGGCGCCCCGCTGGGCGCGGCTGGCCATGCCAGCCGCGGCAGCCGGGCACTTACGGCAGATAGGTGCAGAGCGCTTTCAGGTCCAGCACGCCCAATTCGCCGGGCGGCAGGCTGAACGTGATGTTCAGCGTGTCGTTCGTCGTATAGAGCTTGCCCAGCCCGTAGGCCGGCGTCACCGCAATCGCCCCTGCCGTCATCACCGCGTTCGTCTGCATGTTCGTCGTGGTGTTCAGGTATGTCAGGTTCGTGGATGTCGCCGTGATCGAGCGGGTTGGAAAACTGGTTTGATAGACGGGATTCGTCACCTCGAATGCCGCCACCCAGCCGTCTGCATCCGCCCCATCGCCCACGCTCACCGTGGCGCCGTTGGTCAATGTGCTGACCAGCGTGGCCAGCGTGCTCATGTGCGCGCTCACCGCCACAATCGTCGCGTTGCTCGGAATCTGCAGCACCTCCAGCACGTCGTCTCTCGTCACCGCCGCGCCTAATTTGTTGCTCAACGTGCTCAGGTCCACCTGGGCCCGCAGCACGTAGGTTCCGCCCGCCCAGTTGCCCGGCAGCCCCGTGGTCCCGGTCCCCTGCAGCAGGTTCGTATAGGTCGTCGCCGGCGCCGCCGGAACGAGCGCGAACAGTGCCAGCACTGCCGCGATTGCGATGGTCAGGAATTTGCTTTTCATTTCCGTGTTCCTCTTTTCAGGTCTCAGGTTTCGGGTTGCGCTCAGGATTCCGCTTTCGCGTACACCCACGCCACGCACAGGCCCTGCGGCTTGACGACCTTCCAGTCGTACACCACCGTCCCGCGATAGCGGTCGCCCATGAAAAGGTGGTAACGGAGTTTCTCCGCCTTGTTGAGTTGCGCGCAGAACGTGATCGCGTCCAGGTTGCCGGCGATCACCGCGTAGGCCGTGACCTCGGTCCCGCTCACCTCCACCCGTTCCGTGGCGAGCTGCGGGCTGGAATAGATCATCGTGCCGTCCAGGCTGCCGACAATCTGCGTGCGCAGCACGCTCTTGTCGTCGCCCATCTCCATCGCCTTCCGCAGGTCGCTGTTGATGAGCTTGTAGCGCAGGATTTCCGGCAGGATCACCCACATCCCAGGCTTGGCCGCCTTCTGCTCGGCCAGCACGCTGCGAAACGCGGTCACGAACAGGATCGCGTTCTCCGTGTTCACGCCGAGCGGCGAGGCGGCGGTGCCCAGGTTGTACCCGGCGCCCACCTTGCCGGCCGTCGCCCCCATGTTGGCGTCATCGGCCTTGTCCACGAGGTCCGCGAACAGCCGCTGCTGGAGCTGGCCGTCCATCGAAAGCGTCGTGTCCTGCACGCCCTCGGCCCCCACGTCCACCCCGCTCTGCTTTTCCAGCACGTCGGGGATCACGAAATCGTAGTCCAGGATGCGGCTGATCTGGAACTCGACGGGTTCCGACACCGGGATGTCCACGTCGGATTCCTTGGCCACCTGGCCGTCCCGCCACGCAATATCGGGACGCTGCGGAATGACCACCTTGTCGCCCTTGTTGAGCAGTTGCGTCTGGAACTTCGTGTTCGTGATCCGGGGCAACAGGGTCTCGAAATAGTACTTCACGTTCACCTGTGTGGCGAAGTGAATCGGAATGAACCCGGCATCCGAGTAGCTGGGCACATTCGCTGCATACGGCAGTGGCATTTTTTCCCCTCTTTCAGTTTGTCAGCCCGTTCCGTCGCCGGTCGGGCTTGTGTTGCGGCGGCGCCGCTGCCGGTTGCCTTGCGGTCAATCCGTCAGCCGGCCCTCCCGCCGCGCTTTGTCCAGTTCTTCCTGTTTCGCGCTGATCTCGCGCTGCGTCACGCGGCCGCGGTTGTTCGCGGCCCACTCGAACCACTGCTGGCATTCCTTCAGGCTCACCTTGCCCGTCGTCGGCGGTGTGGCCGGCGGTGTTCCGCCGGGCGTCGCAAACGTTTCGGGCGGCGGCGGCGCGGCCGGCGGCGTGGCCGGCGGCGTGGCCTGCGGGCCAGCCCCCGTCAACCTGCCGTCGGCAAACTGCTTGAATACGTCCGCGACGGAGCCGTGGTCTTCCGCGGCAATGCGTCCTTGGAGGTACTCGAACCACGTCTCGGCCGTGCCCGGCCGCAACGCCTTGAGCAGTTCATAAAAACCGTTGCTCATCCGCTCGGCGTTGATCGTCGGCGCTCGCGGCTCCAATCCGTCCACCTGGCGCCAGAAATCGGCCAGGCGGCTCTTCTGCTCTTCGGCTTCGCGCGTGGCTTGCAGTTTCCGTTCCACCACTTCCTCGATGTTGGCCGGCACGGCCGGCCCCAGGCCCTTGCAGAACTCGATCAGGAATTCCGCGCCGTACTTCTGTACGAACGCCTCGCCCCACCGGGCCACGCACTCCGCGTCCGTGGTCGGCTGGCCGGCCGCTGGGCCGGTCGCCGCCGGGCTGGGGGGTGCTTGCCGGAGGCTGTCGTTCTCCTGGGTCAGGCGCGCGTTCTCCCCTTCAAGGGCGTCCACCCGGGCCTGCAGTTGCTGGAGCTTGGCGCCCAATTCGCCCCACTTCCGTTGCTGCGCCCGTTCCCGTTCGTCGGCCGTGGCCGGCGGTGGGGCGGGCGCTGGCGGCGGGGGTGCAGCCGGCGCAACTGGCGCGGCCCCCGGCGGCGCGGCGGGCGGCGGCTGGACCGGGCTGCCGGGAGTCGGCGCGGCCCCCGGAGGGGTCGGCGCCGCCGGCGCCGGGTTCGGCGCGGCGCTCTGGTCGCGTTGCTGGGTTTCGTACTCCGCCCGCATCGCGGGCGTCATGTTCGCCAGTTCCTGTTCGCTCAGTCTTGTGGTCATCGCAGCGTCTCCCGCGGCGGCCTACAGGGTCGCCGCGTTTTTGCGGGCTTATGGCTTGCTTCGCGCGTCGAACCCGCCTCACCGGCGCGCTGCGTCCGCCGATTCCGTCTCAACGGAGGTCGCCCGGCGGACCGCCGGCCCCCGTATGTTTCATGAAGCGCGCGCAGGTTTGCGGCGCCTCCTCAATTTCCTTCAGGATTTGGCTCAGCACCTGGGCGGCGGCGCTCGCCCGTTCGTCGCTGTGGTGCTCCAGTTGCCCGTGCAGTTGCGCCCGTGATCGCTCCAGCCAGGCCACGAAGGGGCGCACACGTTCATCGCTCAGTTGCGCCAGCGCCGCCGCCTCCGTTGCCGTCACGGTCTGCATCTTTCCCCTCGTCCGTTCCTCAAGTGATCGGGAAAGAAAAAGGCGGCAGGTTGATGGGTTGGCACCAACCTGCCGCCTGAATCGTTCGTCCGGGCCCGCTGGCCGGCGGCCCCGTCCGTTCCCGAAGTTGTTTTTTTAAGCGTTCATTTTCAGCGCGTCCACGTTGCGAATTTCAGTTTCCTTGTCCCACATTTCCCTTGCCATCACTGGCCACGGGTTTGCCTTGTGGTCATTCCGCGCATTTGTCAAAAGGTTTTTTTCGCGTACTCGCCGCACCAATCGTCCGCCAACTTGCCCTGCCGCTGCGGGAAGCGCCGGCACACCACCCGCCGCCCCTGCAGCGCGTCCGGCTCCGGCAGTGCAAACCGGCACAGTTCGCACCGCTCCGTTTCCGTGCCGTCCGTCCGCTGATCGCTGACCGCTGACCGCTGACCGCTGTTCCTCGCCATGCCTCACCCCCACGCCAGGCTCGCCCGCCGCGGGCTGCGGATCCCATGTCGCCCGCAAAACCGCTTCCATCCCGCGGTCCGCTCCCGCCGCGTCAGCGGTCGTTCCGGTGCCCGCACGGCCTGTCGGAGCGGCAGCCCGGCCTGGCACGCGCTCAGTATTGGCCCCAGCCGGCTCATCGCAAGCCCCCCGCCGGTCCGCCGGCCGATAGTTGCTGCAGCCGCATCACCGCCATCGCCTTCTTCACCACCCGCTCCGTGTCCAGCGCCGCCGCCCGAGCCTCCGCCAGGTCCGCCTCCGCCTGCATTTTCTTCTGCTGCGCCGCCGCCAAACTCGCCGCAATCAGGTCCGCGTTCGTCGGCGCCGCGGCGGTCGGCCGCTCGCCCGCCGGCGCGGCGCCCGCCGCCGGCGCGCCAGCCTGTCCTGAGCCTGCCTGCGGTGAGCTTGTCGAACCCGTCGAACCCATCGAAAGGCCGCCTTGAACGCGGCGCGCCATTTCTTCCTCGTCCGGCACGCCGCCATCCCCCACGCGCAGGACTTGCGCCGTCTTCCGCAGCGCCTCCGCCCGGCCGTCCAGCCCGATAATCTGCATGTCCACGGGGTTGTTAGTCACCTCCAGCCAGCGCATCCGCCGTTCCGCTTCCGTCTCGCGCACGAACAGCGCGAACGCGCCCCGCGCCACCACCGCCACATCCCCCTTGATGCTCTCATCCGGGTCGTACAGCATCAGCCAGGTCCAGAATTGCAGCACCAGCGGCCGCACCACGTCCTGGTCCACGTGGAAAATGGCCTTCTTCGCCGTCTTGTTCTGCATCCCCACCAGGATCGAAAACCCGCCCAGCGTCCGCCCGGCGCCCTGCTCCCCGCGGCCGTCGCCCAGGTTCCACGGCTGGAATCCAGTCTTGTCGAAAATCTTCGCTTCCCGCGCGTTCCGCAGCTCCATCAGCCGGTCCGCCACCAGCGGCGGCATGAAATATTCCACGGGCCGGATGGTGTGGTTCTGGTTGTTCTGCGTCACAATCACCTCGCCCGGCACGCAACTCGTCACTTCGTAGCCCGGCACGATTCGGTCTTTGTCAACCATTTTGTTCGGTCGCGCCGCAAAACCTGCGTTCGTCAGGCTCGCCCGGCTCAGACTGTTGATCGCGTCCTGGTCGGACCGGATGCACTCCGGCAAGCTCTTCCCCCAAAACGCGCCCGGCATCTTCTTGAAGCAGGTCTTGAACACGGGCACGTTGCCCGCCGGGTCCCAGTGCCGCGCCAGTTTCAGCAGCCACTCGCCGCACCATAGGCACCACATGCGGTAACTGCGCCCCGGCTCAAAGCCGGCCGGTGGAGTTTCCCCGATCTCCCGGTAAAACGCCTCGATCTCCGCGCCCGTGAAATACTCCCACCCTTCAACGGCTTCATGTCGGTTGATGTAGGCCCGGGTCGCGTCCACCTTTTGCTCCAGCAGCGCCCGCGGCGCGTCGCTCGGCATCCACGTCCGGATCCCGCCGGCGCTGTGGTTGTCCATGCGCGCCAGCACGGCGTCTATCTGCTTGTCCAAACTGCCCGGCGCCCCGCGCAACTCCTCGACCTGCTGGCGTAGCAGCAGCCGCCGGATGCGGAACCCGCCGTCATTGATTTCGATGCTGCCCGGGTCCGGGAAGGCGTCGCGCGGGTCCACCCGCTCGATGCTCAGCACCAGGTCGCGTTTCACGTCCAGGCGGGTTCGGCCGTCCGGTCCGCGCACCCACGTCGGCTTCGTGATCATCCTCAGCACCGGCCCGCGCAGGAACGCCGCCTTGAAGGTCAGGAAATCGCTCAGAAAATCGTACATCGCCTGCCGGAAGCCGCCCATATCGAACAGCCGCGCGATCTTGTCCTCCATGCGCCGCGTGCGCGTCTCCGCCTGTTCGCTCAGGCGGTCCTTCAGTTCTTCCTCCAACTGCTTCGCCATCTCCGCCACGTCGGCGGTCCCGGGCGGCGCGCCCTGCTCGGCCACATGCCGTTGCGCCCAGGCGACCAGTTCCCCGGCCACCTGCGCGATGGCGTCTTCCGGGAGGTCCGGCAGCGGCGGCGCATCCAGCCCCCAGCAGCGGTCCTCGTCGTGGAATAGTAGCACGTCGGCAATCGCCGCCTCCGCGTTCCCGCACTGCGTTTCCGTTACGTTGTCGAAAATTTGGCTGCCGCCGGAGGTCTTGATCTTCGCCAGCAGGTCCGGCTCGTATTCCCCGTTGCGCTGCCGGCTATCTTTCATCAGTTCAGGGTCAACGTTCAACCACTTGGCCTGGTAGGCCAGTTGCCAGCGCCGCTGCAGTTCCGCGATCAGCGCCGGCAGTTTTGGCGCCTCGCCCCGGGCCTCGCCCACGCGCTCCTCCTCGCGGCGTTCGAGTTCCTTGGGGCTGACCATCATGCCCGGCGGAATTGCCGCCATGGCGGGTCCGGGCGCCGGCGCCCGGACATCCATCGTCGCAGCGGGGTCCATGCGCACGACTTGGTGCCAATTCCTTTTTTTGTCAAACGGTTTTTTTGAGCTTTCAAGCCCGCCGGCCCTCGCCCGGCGAGCGCAGCGAGTCAGTCTGTTTCCCCTCCCGCTGCGCCCGCCACCCCACCACCCACCATTCCCCATCACCCATCAACGCTCGTCCTCGTTCGCCCGCCCCCTACCACGCCACACGCTCGCTCCCTGTCACCACCCGGACCGGCGCCGCAAGGCTCCGCGGCGTTCTCCGGGGCCCGCAGGTCCATCGCCGCCGCGTCCGCCGGCGCCTCCGCCGCAGCCGGCTTTTTCTTCTTCCTCAGACCGCGCGCGCGCGCGCGCGGACGCGGCTGCGGACGCCCGCGTCCGCGTGCCCGCACCTGGCCGCGCGTCGGCGTGCGGGCGGGCGGACGTGCGGACGTCGCGTAGCGACGTGGGTTGCACCCTCTGGTTGGGGCTTTCCGGGTCCGGCCAGAGGGGGAGAAAAAAGCAGAAAATAATTGTTGCAACGCAAGCGGTTTGTGCTATAATACTTCAAACACGGCGGGAAAGACCCGCACCGAAACAGGAGACAGACGATGAACGCGAAGATGACGACGGAAGAACAGGCGACCTTGAAGGCGTACTTGATCGAGCGCAACGCGCAGAACTGGGGACTGTGGCCACCGGTCGAAACGTGGCCGGTGCCCGCGACGCTAGGCTCATGGACGGCGTCGCAGTACGAGGCGCGCGGCGGCCATGCGACCGTGATCAAGTTCGCTGCGGCGGTGGAACTGGCTGCCGGGCGCATCACAACGCGCGTCGGCGTTGGCGCAACGCGACGCCTCGGCTTCGAGGTGGCTGGCCTGTGACAAATCAAGGGGAGAAAAAAGCAGAAAATAATTGTTGCAACGCAAGCGGTTTGTGCTATAATATCTCAAACACGGCGGGAAAGACCCGCAGAAAGGCAGAGAACACATGACGACGATCGAACAGATGGGCGGCAAAATGCACGTGGCAGAGGCAGCGTATCGGCGGATGTACGGAGCGGCGGCGGGCCCGGCGGGCGATGGCGCGACGGGCGAGCAGGCGGAGATTGCGGCGATTGCGCTGAGTGCTCTGGAGCGCATGGCGCAGGCCGTCCGCAGCTTCGGCGCGTCGGCGGGCCTGGCGCTCCTGTGCGGGCGCATCTGCGCACGCATGGATAACAGCCCGACGCAGGCGGGCGAGTTCGCCGTTGCGGTGGCGAAGGCGCGGACCGAGTGCTGCATTGATTCCATGAACGAGGTGGCCCGTGGCTGATCCGGTCCACGAGTACCTGGCCGAGATCGGGCGCAGGGGCGGGGCTGCCGGACGCGGCCCCGCCAAAGCCCGCACGAGCGAGCAGGCGCGGGCGGCCGCGCTTGCCCGCTGGGGAAAACGGAAACGCAAGGCACGGGCGAAGCGTAAGACCGCCGTATATCCGTCCTCACCCACAATGCCGACGGGTACGGGATGGGGTGGATTGAGATGAAAACCGGGGTGTGGGCATGACTTTTGACCCAAACCAACCGAGAGATGCGAACGGAGAGTGGACGGCGGGAGCGAGCGAAATCTCGATCACGCAACCGGGCAAAGGCACGGGGAAACTGATCAAGGCCGCTGACGGCAAGTGGGACATCGAGCTGAACGGTCAGCGCGGCGGCCCGTTGCACTACACCCAGGACCAGGTGAAGAGCATCGTCAGCAAGTCGCAGGCCGCTGGCCACCAGATCACGGCGCGCTGATGCAACCGGGCGGACAAAACGTCCAATCCGTGCGTCCGCCCAACAGCCCGCGCACGTTCTCCACCTCCGCATCCACGTCCGCCGGCACAACCTGCTTTGGCTTCGCCTCCTGGTCGGTGAAGCTGTCCCCACGGCTGAACAGGTCCACGAACGTCGGCAGTACCGGATAGCGAAATTATTTCACCTTGATACTATCGCGCGGGTCCGGCCACTTCCCCCACGGCTCGCACCACTCCGGCCCCGCCACCCCACGCAATCCTTCCGTCGCCGCCTGCTGGATTTCCTCCGCCGTCACGCTCGCCACCACCCGCCCCTGTTCCCGCCGCTCGCGCCGTTGCAGCGCCCAGTTGTCGAACATCCCCGTCGGCCGCAGGTCCTCGAAGCTCGCCGCCTCGTCCATCGTCTCCGTCAGCGCGTCATAGACAAACCGCGCCACCGGGTAATCGTCGCGCCACAGTTCCGTCCGCGGCTTCCGGCCGCCGGCCGTCACCCGCAATTCGATCCGGTTTTCAACTTGCACGCGGCGGTAATACTCCGCGTCCCGGCAGGCCCGCGCGTATGCTTCCGCTGGCAGCAGTTCCCTCAGCCAGTGCGCCATCCACCGCGCCAGCTCCGCGTTCAGCGCCGCCCGCGCGTTGGCCTGCGCCGCCGCGCCCGCCTTCTGCAACCTCATCCCAAACCCACGGATCTTCATTTTAATTTTGTCCTCGTCCTCGTTCGCCCGCCCCCTACCACGCCACACGCTCGCTCCCTGTCACCACCCGGACCGGCGCCGACAGGCTCCGCCGCGTCTGCGCCCGGACGCCCTGTGCGAACGTGTTGTTGTGCGCGTCTGCCAGGTTCGGGCTCGACACGCCCCGTTCCTTCATCTCCTCTTTGCCCTCGACCTTGATTTTCCCGTTGCTCAGAAACCCGTAGCGCACCGTCGAGAGTTGCGCCATCAGCAACTCCTTGAACGGCAGTTTCGGATCCAGCCGGCTATTCCGGTCCTGGTAGAATTCCCGCGCCTTCCACCACAGTTCGTCGCGCAGTTTGTTGAATTTCTCGCTCGCCGCCGGCGTCTCGCTCACGTTGATCCCCGCCGTGGGAATCTCCAGTTCCATCAGTCGGTCCGCCACGCCGGCCCCCACCCCGATGGTGTCTACGTTCCAGCGCGCCACCTTTCGGTCGAAATGTTTCGCCGCGATCCGGCCCGTGCTCTGCATCGTGTCGTTGCCGCCCCACTGCTCCGCGTCAAAAACCTCCACCCCGCGGCGCAGCACATAGGCCGTCGTATCGTCGCCGAAGCGCGCCACGTCCACCCCGCCCACCACGTCCGCCGCCGGGCTGAACACTTCCCGCCCGTCCGCCGCCTCCAGCCACGCCAGCGGAATCAGCACGTCCGGCGATTCCGGCGGGAAATCGCCCAGCACCCGCACAATGTAAATCTGGCTGTCCACCCCGTAGTCCCGCCGCAGCTCCGCCTCGTACTGCGGGTTTGCCAGTTCGCTGCCCTTCGCGGAAAAATGGATCGTCGTCCAACTTTCGCGGTGCTTGTGGAACGCCTCGAAAAACCAGCCGTCCGCCCGCGTCGGGTTGCTCACCGCCAGGCACCGGCTCCCGGGCGTCGCCAGACTCGACCGCGCGCTGTCGTAGTGCGTGTTCGATATGCCGCTCGCCTCGTCCATCAGCAGGATCAGGTTGTCCGCGTGGAAACCCTGCAACGCCTCCGGGTCTTCCGGCCGGGCCGTCACCGGCACCGCGAAACATTCGCGCTCCCGCCCGAAAATCGAAATGCGCTCCGCCGTGATTTCAATCCGCCGGCGGAAGTGCGGGTGCATCTTCGCCTTCCACTTGCTGATCTCTGGCCACAGCACAAACCGGAGCTGGTCACGTTTCGTCGCGATGCACGGGATCGTCACCGGCGTCAGCAGGCTCAGCGCCCACAGCACCACCCAGGAGAGCGTCGCAGTCTTCCCCACGTTGTGCCCGCTCCGCGCCGCCACTCGCGCATCCGGCCGGGCAATCGCGCGGAGCAGTTCCCGCTGCTCCCGCGTCGGCTTGGCCCCGATCACCTCCTCGACGAACAGCGCCGGATCCCGCGCCATCCCCAGCAGCATTTGTTCAACCCCGTCCATCGTGGATCCCGCCTTCTTCTTTCTCCGCCTTCCGCTCTCCGCCTTCCGTGATCATCCGTGCGCGTCCGTGGCTTTCTTCACTCCGCTTTCCGCTTTCCGCTCTCCGCCCGCATCCGTGCGGCCCGCCGCATCTTTGCCCGACAACTGACCGCTGACCACTGACGACTGACCCTCCTTCCGCATCCTCTCATTCACCCGGTTCACCAGCGCCTCGAAGTCCTCCTCGCCGCCCGGCGGCGGTGTCATCCCGGGCGCCAGCGGCATGTAAATGCCCGGCGCCGTCCGGTGCAGTTCCCGCTGCAAGGCCCGGTCGCTCGGCCGGATCCGCACCGTCTCCCGGAATCCGTCCGGCCCGTTCGTCGTCGTCCGCTCGATCACCCCGTCAGTCGCGCTCCGCAGGTTCGTGTCGCTCACCCGCATCTTCTGCGCCTGGAACCCCACGCGCCGCGCCTCCTCGTACTGCCGCTCGAACGCCTTGTCCCCGCACAGCAGCCGGCTGATGCTCCGCCACGACAAACCCACCCGCAGCAGCGCCTCCGCGTGCGGCATCCCGCCCCGCAGCAGGTCCAGAAAGTCCGCCAGCCGTTCCGCCGTCGCTTCCTCACCCGCCGCAAACAGCGCCGCCGCGTTCTCCGGGGCCCGCAGGTCCATCGCCGCCGCGTCCGCCGGCGCCTCCGCCTTTTTCTTCTTCCTCAGACCGCGCGCGCGCGGTCGCGGCTGCGGACGCCCGCGTCCGCGTGCCCGCACCTGGCCGCGCGTCGGCGTGCGGGCGGGCTGACGTGCGGACGCGGCTTGTTGCTTTTTCTTCCGCCGTTGCTTCGTCGTTTTCATGCCACGCCCCTGCCGCCAACCGCCGCATTTGTCAATCAGATTTCACCCCCGAAAACAGATTCACCGCCTGGCCCACCCGCTGCCGGATGTAGACAAAATAGTCCGGCTGCATTTCGATCCCCACGAACCGCCGGTGGAGCTCCAGCGCCACCTGCCCGGTCGTCCCGCTCCCGCAAAACGGGTCCAGCACCACGCACGGCACCGTCTCCAAGTCTTCTCGTCCTCGCTTCTCCCCACCGTCCCCCGCCTGCCCCGCAGTGTGCGCGAGCGCCAGCGAGTGCTCTACTGCTGGGCACTTGCACCCTCTCCGCCAGCCGCCCGCCGCCGGCCGCTCGAACGGATTGTCATGGTCCCGCCCCGCAGCCCGCCCCGCGTTCCGGCTTTCTGCCATGCGCCGGGCCCGATCCTGCTCGTCCGCACTCGCGCTTTTGCTTCCTCCGGCCGACCTCTGACCGCTGACCGCTGATTTCTCATCTTCCGCCCCGCACCCGCGCTTTGCCACCACCCGCACCCACGGCGCCCCGCACCTGGGGCAGCAGCCGCGCTCGCTGGTCCCCGCCCGGATGCACCGCCGCGGCAGTTCTTCCGGGTAGGTCGCGAAGTGCGCCCCTTTGAAGCTCTGCGTCGCAAAGTGCCA